CTGCTTGTTTCTCCAAACTTGGGGTGCCATATCATGTCAGATCACTCTAGGCGCGACTTTATAAAGTGGGTGCTCTACCTGGGGACCGTCCAGGCCATCCCAGCCATCTCCAGCGTCGCGGACATACCTCACGACGTGCTGGAGGGCGTGTCTTGTGTTGATAAGCAGATCGCAGACCTCTCTGGTAATCCTGTGTTCTTCAGAGCACAAGAGAACGCCGCGTTCGAGCAGTGCATGCAAGACTACTGGAAGCAGGAGAATGGGTCTGCCAGGTATTTGCGGGTATTCCAAGACATGGGGATCAGACCTGCGTATAGGTGGCAGGACCAGGAGACCGGCGAGTGGCACGAGATGCCGGAGAGCTATACCAGCCTTTTCCAGTACAGGAGGGCTTGATGCTTGACCCAAAGATCATGCCGACGGACGAGAAGCTCAAGCAGGACGCTCTGAGTTTGGTCAGCCAATATTTGCACTTCTGGAATCCTGGCGAGGTCGAGTGCACGGTGATCTTGTCTAGGCCGGACTCCAAGCAAGTTGTCTACGGGACGAGTGTCGTAAAACGAGATCGCTTGATGCACACGCTCGACTCGGTTAAAGGTGAGAGCGTCCTCCAGTCGTTGTTGGTAAAAGATCACAAGAGGACCCGGTGAGTAAATTATATTTATTGGGTCCAGACGGCAAGCCGGTAAATCCGCCAACGTTGTTCGACCTCGTGCAGGATGACCACATGAGAAGACTGCTGCCTGTCATGGAGGCTTTGACAAGACGCGTCTCGCCGATCTTGGACTCCAAGGGCCGACCGTACTTGAGAGTCGTCAAGTGAACGAGCGTTGGATCACGATAGGTGCGGTCGCGAGCCTCTTGAACATCTCCTGGCCCACGGCTAAGAAGAAACTCTCCTCCGGGGAGATACCAGGCTTGACGACCCACCTTGGTTACCAACGTGTGGAGCTCCAAGTATTCAAGAAGTGGCACGATTCAAGGATCGTTCGTAAAACATGAAAGACGCGTAAGTTTGACTCTGTGCCAGCCCGTTCGCTATACGGGTTGGCATGCCCCAGAGGCGGGTCAGGCGAGGCAGGATAGGCGGCGACGGTCTCACCGACCGCGAGCGCCTGTTCGCTACTGAGTTCAGAAAAGATCCAGCAGCTTCGTACGCGACCATCGCGAAGAAGGCTGGGTTCCTGGGGACCAGGATGATACTCCAGGCTCGCGGCCGCGACGTGATGAAGAAGGCGGCGGTGCGCGCATTGATCAACGCGCCTGACATGAACAGCAAGATAGACGACGAGGTCGAGGACGAGGGGACCTTGAAGTTGGAGATGAGGAAGCTCTTCCTTCGGATCACACGGTCTTCCAACGCGGAGTATGCTGACAAGATCCGCGCCGCCGACAAGTTGCTCTGCACCATCCAGGGCGGGTACGTGCCTGTGCAGGTTGACATGAAGGGCAAGATGACGATGGAGGCGATCGTTCGCGCCATGGGTGGCGCGCCGGAGGAGCCTGCGGGCCAACCGCTGGCGCTGCCGGAGTTGTCACAAACACAAACACAAGAAGGAGCCGACGCATGAAGGCAAAGCCACAGACAGCAGACCCAGGGGAGAACCACTCTAACGGCAACGCGGGAATCACCGGGATGGTGGACTTCACTGGTCAGGAGTACTACGACGATCAGCAGGGTGACACGCCGCAGTCCGAAGCGGCCGAATCGCGAGACGCCGCGCCGGTCAGTTACTCCAAGCTTGACAACTCTTTCAACGGCTCTGGCGGGACCAGCAAGACCATCGCGCCTGACGAGGTCAAGGGGATCAACCAATGAGGGACCCCAACCAGAAGACGATGCTGCCGACCCGTGTCATCACCAACAAGATCACAGCACCGTCGCAGGACTTCTCTGGACAGGACTCTGGTTATCCATCAGGATCTCCAGAAGAAGAGGTCGGCAAGAACCGCGACGGTGGGTCTGCCGGCGTGAACTTCCAGTTCGTTCCCAGCAGCGACGATCAGAGCAAGGAACAGAAGCTGACGGTGTTCCAGGCGACAGACCCCAAGCTGCACACCGACGCCAGTTATCGGCCAGGCGACGGGCGTGAGGACGGCACGCCGCCGGTGTCGCACGAGACGTGGCGAGGGCCGCACCCGAGGGGAACCTGATGCCCTACGGAGCCAAGGGCGGCGACACGCCTGCAAAGGACAAGAAGATCGAAGCGCGGGTGAACGCCATCCGGCGCGAGCATCCACACTTGTCCAAAGTCAGCGCCATCAAGATCGCAAAGGCGAGCATCTCCAGGGAGAAGAAGTGAGCACGCGCGTGAGGGACACGGAGGACCCGCTGCCCTTCACGCGCGCACAGCGCAAGAAGTCGGGCATGGCCGACGACTTATGGAAACGGATCAGAGAAGACTGCAGGTTCTTCGCGAGTCGCGTCTTGCAGGTCACCGGTGACAAGTGGCAGGACCTCTTCTGGGGCGCGCTCTCCGGTCCGCACATCGACCCGACCGCCAAGCGGCAGCTTGCCTTGAAAGCCTGCAAGGGTCCGGGCAAGACCTTCGCCGAGGCCGTGGGTGGCTGGTGGTGGTTGTTCACGCGCTGGCACGCTCGCGGTGTCGCCATGTCGATCACTGGTGACAACCTCAAAGACAACCTCTGGACGGAGTTCGCGCATCTCCAGCAGCGGTCTACGCTGCTCTCGCACTTCTTCGTGCATCGTGGTGAGAGGATTGAATCTAAGGAATTCCCTAAAGATTGGTGGCTCTCAGCTCGGTCGTTCCCGCAGAACTCGGACAAGACCCAGCAGGCCAACACGCTTGCAGGCCTTCATGGTCGGCATCCGATCGTTATCTGCGACGAGGCAGGAGACTACCCCGACGGCGTGGTGGTCGCCGCCGAGGCGATTCTTGCGTCCCTCGTCGACGGCAAACCTCCAGATGGTCGGATCATCATTGCTGGAAATCCGACTTCTACCGAAGGACCGTTGTACAGGGTTACCAAGAAGGACCGGCTGCGTTGGTGGGTCTACGAGATTACCTCGGACCCGAGGGATCCGAACCGGACGCCACGAGTGGACCAGGACTGGGTGAATGAGCAGATCGCTTCTTGGGGCTACGATTCTGACTTCGTGAAAGTCAATATCCTAGGTCAGTTCCCCAGCCAGCAGGCCAACAAGCTCATCGGTCCTGACCAGGCTCTCGCGGCGTCGATGCGGAGAGCTGACCCGGCGTACTATGAGTACGAGGCAAAGATCTTTGGTATTGACGTGGCCAGGTACGGCGATAACGCCACTGTCATGATCAAGCGGCAAGGAAACATGGTGTGGAAGCCGCGAGTATGGCGTGAGATCGATCACATGACGTTGGCTGACCAGATTGCTTACGAGTATGAGAACGAGAGACCGGCGGCGGTTTTTATAGACAAAGGTCCGGTCGGCGTCGGTCTCATCGATCGGCTTGCGACTCTCGGCGTACCTACCATCCCCATCGATTTCGGCGGGACCCCGATGGACGCCAAGTTTCAGGACCGGCGCTCGGAGATGTACTGGAAGATGGCGAAGTGGTTGAAAGACAACGGCACGATCCCAGACGACGCGCAGCTTCGTGCAGAGTTGTCGGCACCGAACTTCTCCTGGCCACAGACTGGAAAGATCACCAAGTTCAAGCTCGAATCTAAAGAAGAGATGCGAAAGCGCGGCATCTCGTCTCCGGACATGGCGGACGCCCTGGCGCTGACCTTCGCCGCGCCGGTGGTGGCGGCACCGAGGGGCCGCGACGTGGAGCACTTCGGTAACGTGGAACCGAAGTCGCAGTTCGGTATGGGCTACATGCAGGGTCGGATCATCGGTGGCACCGACGATTCTTGGGATCCATACAGTGGGAGGGACTGACATGGGCCTCTTCTCTCAACCTCCGCAGGTGAACTCTCAGGGCAGCACGCTCAGCGACGAGGACAGGAAGTTTTTCGAGAAGTCGTTCATGGGACCTTCGCAAGACAAGTTCATAGCTGATCCAACTAAACGTGCTGAGATGATGCTCAACTGGTTGACCGCTGGTGGGCCTCCGAAGAGGATTGACCCAAGTCAGATCTTCAAAGAGAGTCAAGATACTGCCGGCGTGAGGGCCAAGGCGTCGGCTGGTCAGGGCATCAACAGTTTGTTTGGCATCGGTAACCTGATAGGTGATCTCACTCCGAAGGTTGAGGGCATAAAGCCAATCAAGATGATCGAACCAATCAACCAGTCGCCGATGCAGCCAGGAGTGCCGTACTCAGCCATCCCAGTAGCGGGAGGTAGGTAATGGCTGAAGCGATCCAGATGGATGGGTTCCCTGGTTGGGGTACTGTTCACGAAGCGATACTGAAGTCTGCTCAGTATCCACATCCGCAAGAGTTTCTTGGGATCGAACGTCAAAAGGTCAAGGTTGATGATCTCGTTGAACGCAGACGCAGGTACCTCGTCTGGTGGACTGCGAACAAGTCTGAGAGGGCCAGGCAGTGGGGCAAGTGGCGTGAGCTTTCTGACCACACCATGCCTGAGCTTGGTCGATTCTTGACTTCGGACCACAACAAGCCGAAAGATACGTCAAAGATCTTGAATAATACGCCGACCCGCATGGCTCGGTCACTGGCGGCTGGGTTGCTCGCCGGGCATACCTCGCCGGCGCGACCGTGGTTGAACACCACCGTAGCAGACCCAGAGCTTGCCGAGTGGGGTCCGATGAAGCAGGCACTATTCGAGTTGAATCGTCGGATCAGACTAATCTACGAGTTGTCTGGGTTCTACCGCATCATGGCGATGAGCATCTATCCAGGATTGGCAACTTTCGGTCTGGGGACCTGCATCGCGGAGGAGGACGCACGCCGGGTGATGCGGTTCGTCCCATTGGCGATGGGTACGTATGCGATCTCTGGCGATGGTAACGGCGAGATTGACGCGCTTCAGTATGAGGAGGCGTGGACTGTCAAGGAATTGATCAATCAGTTTGGTTGGGAGAACGTCTCTAATTCGGTTCGCGTCGCGTATAACGGTGGGTGGTACGAGCAGTTCGTCGCTGTACTTAGAACGATCGCACGGAATGAGGAGTTCATTCCTGGCACCATCGGTCGCAAGGGTGCCCGTTGGGGTTCGGCGTGGATGGAGATCGGCGGACTTGCCAGTGCGGCCGGTGCTTTGTCGCAGCCGTCGTCTGACCCGACCATCGGTTTCCTGCGCGACTCGAAGTACGAGGAGTTCCCGGTGCTCTGCGCGCGGTGGTCCACGACCAGCCGAGATATCTACCCAACAGGTCCTGGTCACGACGCGCTGCCAGACACGCGGCAACTCATGCAGCTCACCAGGAGGATCTTGCTGGCAATCAGCAAGGGTGTCAATCCGGCGATGCTCATCCCGGACGCGCTGCGCTTGAACAGGCTCTCGATGCTTCCCGGTGATGCCATCTACTACCCGACTGGCACGCAGGGTGTTGAGATCAAACCCGCACACGAGGTGAAGCCAGATTGGGTCAGGGAAGCTCGCGAAGAGGCGCAGGCTGCGATGCAGCGCATCGGTCAGGCGTTCTTCTCTGACCTCATGCTCCTCTTCACTGACACGCGACCCGGTGAGGGGAAGCAGCCGGACACCGCTCAGGAGGTCGTCGCCAAGCAGCAGGAGAAGATGCTGATGCTTGGTCCGGTGCTGGAGAACATCAACGAGTTCCTCACCAAGCTGGTGGAGCGCACCATCGCGATCATGGCAAGGCGCCGACTGCTGCCGAAGTTCCCACGCGAGGCTGCGAACATGCGTCTAAAAGTCGAGTTTATTTCGCCGCTCGCGCAAGCTCAGAAGTTGCTTGGTGCCCAATCTAAAGAACGACTGGTGCAGTTCATCGGTCAGGTAGCTCAACTCGATCGGCGCGCTCCGCTCAAGCTCAACGGGCCGAAGCTCATCGACCGCTACGCGGACGACCTGGGTGTGCCTCCTGATTCGATCCTCAACGAGGAGCAATATCAGAAGGCGCTTGCCGAGGCTCAGCGTGAGGAAGAGATCCAAAAGCAGGCACAGTCGATGCTCTCGGCGGCAGATGCGGCAAAGTCTTTGGGTGGCGTGGACATGCAGGGCGACAACCTGGTGACTCGGATGATGGGTCAACCAGCCGGTGCTCAGGCCGGTGAACAGGCGGCGGCATGAGAGCAGACGAGCGCGAGGGAGATCTGAACGATACCGAGTTGAAGCGCGCGGCTGACAAGGTAAACTCGCGTGCTGCTCAGATCTTGCGCAGTGACATCGCTGAGTTGACTACGCAGGGAGCGTTTCTGAGATTCTTCGGGCGGTTCGCTCATCCTTTATTGACCCAGGACTTCCCGGTCAACAACGGCAGCACGCTGGCGCACTTCATGGGACAGCGGTCCTTGGTCCTGCGGATGGTCGCGGAGCTTGACGACGCCCTGCCCGGTTTCTTGTCGCGCATGCTTGAAGCGCGGTTTGACTATGAGCGTGAACTTGACTTAGCGGCTTCACCGCCGCAGAGGGAGTAGTAACATGAAAGAAGAGATCAAGAAAGTCGAAGCGCCTCCGCAGACACCCGTCCAGGTGGCGCAAGACAAAAAGGTAGAAGCTCCTCCAGTAGAAGAGAAGAAAGCAGGACCCACTGGTCTGGACAGCTTTACCGCTGATCAGCTCAAGGAGTTCTATAAGCGGTCTCCGCAGATGTTTGAGGAAGCTGGGCTCGTGGCAAAGAAGGAGGAGAAGGTAGAACCGCCACCGGAGAAGAAAGAGGAACCACCGAAGCCGGCTGTGAGCGCCGCTCCCAAGTACGGTGAGGTGGAGATCAAACTTCCCGATGACGTGCCAGTGAACCGAGAAGCGGTTGATGCGTATCTCGTGAATGCCAAGGAGAACGGTCTCACTGCTCAGCAAGTGCAGTCGCAGATTGATCTTCAAACGAAATTGGCTCGCGAGGCACTGAAGCGACAACCTCCCCCGCCGAAGGAGCCCACCCCGGCGGAGGTCGATGCAGCCAACGTCGCTACGTTGAAGGCGAAGTGGGGAGAGAAGTACGAGGAGAACATGGAGGCCGCGCGAAGAGCGGCAGTCAAGTTCGCTGGAACGAAGATGCTTGGCAAACTTACGACAAGCGATCCTGACCTCGTGGAACACTTCTTAACTCTGGCCCAGAAAGACGGGGAAGACACGACGCCGAAAGCACCCAACCGCACTGGCAGCGAAGGACAGCCGGAAGAAGGCGAAGATGATCCGCAGACAACGCACTTGAAACAGCGCTATCCGCATCCTTCCTCACAAGGGATGTTCAAGCGCTAGGAGCGGCACGATGGCAACAACTGCATTGACGGCCACCGACCTGACGTTGGTGGACGTTGCGAAGCGAACCAAGGACGGCGTCATGCTGCCCGTGGTCGAGGCGCTGCAACAGCGCAACGGCCTCCTCCAGAGCATGGTCTGGAAGCAGGGCAACACGGACACCGGTCACATGGTGGCGGCTCGAAACAGCCTGCCCTCAGTGACGTGGGTGCGGTACAACGATGGCGTCCTCCCTGGCAAGAGCACGGTGGATACCTACACCGAGCGGACGGGGATCCTCGAAGGGCTGTCTTCGGTTGACAAGCGAGTTGCTCAGATCAACGGCAACGAGCCTGCCTACCGGGCCTCAGAGGACGACGCATTCCTGGCTTCGATGGCGAACACGCTGGAAAGCGCGTTCTTCTACGAGTCCACGCTCGTCAACCCGGAACGCATCCTGGGCCTCCAGCCTCGGTTGAACTCCACCACCAGCAAGTACGGCAACCAGATCATCAAGGCTGATGCGAGCCCGTCAGGCTCGGACCAGACCTCGATCTGGCTTATCGGTTGGGGAGAGCGCACCGTCTACGGCATCACGCCGCGCGGTCAGCCCACCGGTCTGGAGATGGAGGACAAGGGAGAGATCCGAGACAAAGACATCGTCACTGGCGCAATCAAGTACAAGTACGAGACACTGTTCCGGTGGCGTTGCGGTCTCTGCGTCGAGGACTATCGCTTCCTTGTTCGGATCTGCAACGTCGACACCTCGCAACTCACGGTGGACGCCGCGACTGGTGCCGACCTGGTTCGGACCATGGTCAAGGCGTACTGGCAGATCTTTGACCCGAGGCAGGTCCGACTGGCCTGGTACTGCAACCGCGTGGTTGGGAGCTTCCTGCATCAACAGGCTCTCTCCAAGACGTACAACTCGACGCTCTCCATCGAGCCTGCTCCGATGATCGGGTCAATTGGTCTGTTTGGCCAGCCCATCGTCAAGGCTCTGGGGTTCCCGATCTACATCTCAGACGCCATCACGAACACGGAGGCCGTGGTCACCTAACGGTGCTGCGAGCAGAGGAGACAAAGCCATGATGGACGCGTTCGCAACATTCGATACCGGCAACACCGTGGGAGGTGCTGCCGCAACAGGGGTGCTCACCGGGGCGCAGTTTGGCGCCGGGGCAGCGGGCACCTACACGTCAACCAAGTCCTACGACACCCTCGCGACCGGCGTTCCGGCTGCGGTGGGACCAACCTTCGCTGGGTCAGGTGGAGGCACAATCGGAGGTCCGCTCATCCACGACCTTGGCCGAGGCATCCGGCTGAAGTTCGATGCGCGGATCACGGTGGCAGTAACGTCAGCAGGCGCGGCGACGGTCCAGGTGAACTTCCTGAACTCGGTCAACGCAGACCTCTCAGCCGGTGTGGCGCTGCTTTCGTCAGAGGTGGTTCCCAAGGCGACGCTGGTCGTCGGGTACCGCTTCCGCCACGGTCACACGCCAGGTGTGGTTCCGAGCAGGTATGTTGGTGCGCAGGTTGTGATCGGTACGGCGACGCTCACGGCTGGCGCCTACTCGGCGGCGCTGATGCTGGACCAGGAAGACCACGCCGACGTGCTGGGCTAAGGAGATGCCATGACCGAGACAGCCAAGTCACCGAGCGCAAGCGACGAGAGACCGATCTTTCGCGTAGTGTCTGGACCCTTCGCAACCGGGGTGAAGTTGTACGCTCCGGGTGAGGAGATCGTCTGGGCAGTGCCGGAAGGTTGGGACGAGAAGAAGTACGGGAAGCACTTCGCTGCGTATGGTCCCAGCCTGTCCTTCGAGCCGCTGAACGAGGCAGCTGTGAAGCGGATGGAAGAACACAAGAAGTTGGTCGCGGAGAAGAACAGGCCGAAGCCAACGGCCGACGACGAGCGCTTCAAGAAGATGGAGGCGATGCATCTGGAGATGATGAACGCCATGCTGGCGATGCAAGCAGAGAATCGTCGCTTGCGTGAAGACACTGAAGAGAAGTCTGGAAAGAAGAAGTAGACCCAAGGGAGGACGACACGTGCCCGGTCGTCCTCCCTTAGATCGGAGCAAGCAGTGCCTACGCCAAGGTCTGTTGAGGACATCTGCAACATGTCTCTTCTGTATGCTGGTGTCAACATCAGGATCGGTTCCATCACGCAACCAAACAGCGCCGAGGCACAGGCATGCAATACGATCTATGACGAGCATCGGAAGAACTTGCTGAGCGCCTTGCGCTGGCCGTTTGCGATCCGACGCACACAGCTCGTGCCGTTCAGTGGGCAGGCGTGGGATGCGACTTTGACGTACGCGAAGGATGTCTATGCGCAGTTTGGGGATCAACTTTACCAATCTCTTCAAGCTGGCAACCTAAATCACGGACCGAGTGACAACGCATCGGCGGCGTGGTGGAAGCAGATCACACGCGATGGTTATGGGTTCGTCTGTCCGCTACCTGATGATTGCCTCGACCCCATTGAGGCCTGGGAGAAGCCGACGGTGTCGCAGTTCTCCGTCGTGCCGATCTTTTCTTTCAAGGACCCCTCGCAGACAAACCTGCGCAATCCAAGGTCCAACCAGCGACCGGCGTTCAAGTTGGAGAATTCGAACGACGGTAATGACACGGTGGTCTTGCTTACTGATTTAGATACACCGATCTTGCGCTACACGGCCAACGTGTCAAACCCGTCGTCATTCCCCACTGAGTTCGTTGAGGCGCTGGCTTGGGATCTTGCCGGCCCACTAGCACGAGGTTTGCGCGGCGACGAGAAGAAGGGAGACTCCTGCGACAAGAAAGCGATGGCGAAGGCGGCAGAGGCATTCGTGATCTCGATGCGTGACCAGCAAGAGGACGAGGAGCCGGTCAGCGAATTTGAGGCTGCGAGGAACGGAGTCCTGTGAACGAGACCTTTCCAATCAAGCAGACGAAGTTCAGCAATGGTGAGATCCACCCGATGCTGTACGGGGATACCTCTCACCCGAAGTACGCTGCGTCACTTCGTACCTGCTTGAACTGGATACCGGTACCTCAAGGTGCGTTGGTGAAGCGTCCTGGTTTCAAGTTCATCGCGCCGGTGAAGGATTCTTCCTACGCACCAAGATTGATCCAGTACACGTTTTCAGATGACCAGACCTTTGTGTTGGAGGTTGGGAACCTGTACATCCGGTTCTACCAGCGCGGTCGGTACGTTGGTGTTGATGGCAACCTGCACACTTACGGTGACTCGTACGCTGGTGGGTACTACGAGGTTGTCACACCGTTCACGACGGCTATGCTTCCGTTCTTGAAGTTCTCGTCGGTCGGTAACGTTATTACGATTGCGTACGGTGGTCAGGCAGCGGGGGTCGCTGGCATCGCTCCGAGGGACCTGACGCACACACAAGGTGCGCTCACTCCTTGGACGATCTCTGTTACCAACTTGAAAGCACCAGTCGGCGCGGTGACGTGGACCGCTGCCATGCTCGACGCCATTCAACCGTACGCACCGGCTGGTGTTTATAACTCTGGTCAACTGACTACCACCACGGCCGGTGGTACGACGTTGGAGTGGGCTGCGATCCAGAACGGTATTACTGGTGCTGGTCAAGCGCCACCGAACCCACCTGGGGTTCTCAACGCTGCGCAGACTGGCTTGCAAGGAAATCTTTTTTGGACACCTTCAACTGATACCGTACATCCAGGTTTAGATTTTGGTTGGGTTGAGACAGTGGTATTCCAAGACGCGCAAGGTGTGACGTACGAAAGCGCTCCAAGTCCTGAGTTGACGTTACACGCTCCTCTTTCAACAGATCGACCAAGAGTCTTCGTGCGCGCGACGTACACCTTGGCTGGTGGGTATACAGCGCTCTACATGCGCGTCTATCGCCGCACCAAGAACGGTTCATTTGGGTGGGTTCTTGATCATGTATTTACAACACCATTTCAAGATGATGGTAGAGCAGCAAATTATGCGATCCAACCACCGGCTGGTACAGATCCGTTCCTTGTGAATGGTGTTGACTCGTTCCCGAGTGTCATTGGGTACCTCGACCAGCGTCGGCTATGGGCGGGGTCCGCTCTGCTGCCATCGAGCCTCTTCTTGTCAAAGATCGGAGATTTGTACAATTACGACAACAAGAACACACCGGGTGCCGACACCGACGCCATGAACTTGACGTTGGCGTCTGAGGTACTTGAGCAGATCAGATCGTTCGTCCCGATGCGTCGAGGTCTTCTCTTGACCGGTCAGGGTGAGTGGGCCATCGCTGGGCAGGGTGGTGCGCCAATCTCACGCTCAAACAACGACCCGAAGAGGCAGAGCAAGTGGGGTTCAAGCTGGCGTGACCCGATCGTCATCGGTACTGGCATCCTGTTCAACACTGCCAAGTCGAACATGGTTCGCGACCTCTACCCGCTCTACGGTCTCTACGCCGATATCTGGGACGGGCAGGACTTGTCCGTCATGGCGCGACATCTGCTCGACCTGCATACGATCCAAGATTGGGCATTCCAGAGTACACCATACCCGGTGGTGTGGTTGGTGCGTGAGGACGGGTATCTCCTTTCGCTCACCTACCAGCACGCCCCACCCAGCTTCGGGCAGCAGCTTTCGGAGGGGATCGTTGCTTGGGCGCAGCATACGACTGGTGTGGGGTCGGACAAGTTTGAGTCTGTTTGCTGTGTGCCTGAGCCTCCAGAGGACGCGGTCTATGTTGGCGTCAGGCGTTTTGTTAATGGTGGCTTTCTGCGAAACATTGAGCGCATGGATAGTCCGATCTGTCCTGCGTCACCATACACACCAGGGTTCTCCGACGTGCGTTATGGAAGGTTCTTGGACGCTAGTCTCACCTATGACGGGCACAACACTACTGGCACCAATGCTACGATCGATTCCGTGACAAATCCAGGTTCAAACAACATCGCAGATTACGCAGCTGGTAAATTGGTCAAGGTAACTACGGTGACCACGCCGTTCGTGGTGGCCGACGCAGCTAATCCGTATGGGTCTGCGTTCGTGTTTGATCCTGAAAACTTGCTGGGTTTTAATGTGTCTGCTGCTGTTAGTGGGCGCATCGTTGGATTTACTTCATCGACCGTGGTGACCATCGAGCTTGATGCTCCCATGACGCAGGCGCAGGTAAACATATGGCGTGCTGGTCAAAATGCATGGGCTCTCGCTAAAGGTCAGATCACTTTAACACACCTGCTGAACTACCAATGGGACTCTGGTGACGCTAATCTTGCTCGTGGGATCATCACACTCGCTGACGGAGATGTGCAGGTACCTGGTGCGTGGGTTGGTGGTGTGGTGTACTTGAATACGCCGGCGGTTGTAATTCATGCTGGGATCTCTTACAACGGCGACGTCGCGCTTCTTGACGCCTATCATCCAAATGCTGAGATCCGCAATAAGTTCAAGGAAGTTCTGCGAGTTGGCTTCGAGGTTGCCAACACTCGCGACATGTGGGCTGGCAAGGACTTCGCCAATCTGGCGCAATTGCAAGAAAGGACCGTGCTGGACGCCTACAGTGTCATGGGTCTGCATACCGGGTACTTCGAGACGTTCGTGACTGGTGGCTGGAACAAGGCCGGTGCGGCGTGCTTGCGGCACTTCCAGCCGCTGCCTGCCACTCTGTCATCCGTGCTTAGAGAGATGCGCTTGGGCGATTCCTAATGCTTGACCTCACACCACACGGGGCTCGTCTGGTGTTGGCGACCAAACGCCATGCGCGTGAGCTTGGTCGCATCATGCGAGCCAAGGACCGCGAGGAGGGGCGCGCGGCTGGGAACTTCACGCCAGAAGCCAGTGTGCGCATGTCGATCAATAACTCGTGCGAGGCTTATGCGGCGTACGTGGGTGATTATCTTCTCTGCGTGTTCGGTGTCGGTCCGATGCATGGTACTCCTGAGATCACTGTAGCATGGATTATGACCAGCGTGCATGTGGACAGGTATCCTCTGACATTCTATCGGTGCAGTAAGATCGTGATAGAGTACCTGCGCGGCAAGTACCCGATCATGGTGAACATGATTCATGGACAGTACACGGAAGCTCTGCGCTGGTTGGAGCGGCTTGGTTTTAAGCTCGGACCGCCGGAGCCGTTCGGTGTTCGCGGGGATTTGCACTGCCGTGCGATGCTGGTCACTAACAGAATTGAGGTGATCGGTGTGTAACGCGATGATGGTTGGTCTTGGTGTCCAAGGAATCGGGACCGTTGTTAAGGGCATCGCTGCAAAGAAGCACGGTGAGGCGGTGCAGGCCGAGGATTTTCGATCTGCTGACGCGGCTGAGCGTGCGGCTGGTGATGCCGTTTATCGCGGTGAGATCAAAGATATTCAGTTGGCAATGCAGGGTTCCAGGGTCGTCGCCGCGCAGCGAGTGATCCAAAGTGGTACCGGCGCCGACGTGAACATCGGGGCTCCAAAGGCCACGCAGGAGGCTACTGAGGCTGTGGTTGCCGCTGATCGGAAAATGGTCATCTACAACGCGGCGATGCAGGGCTACGGTCTGCGGATGAGGGCAAGCGGCTTCAGACAGGCTGGTGTCAACGCTGCTACTGAGGGCAAGAACGCGATGATTGGGACGTTCTTGGGTGGCATCGCTGATACGCTCAAGCAAGGTGGTAAAGTCATATCGGACATCAAGCCTGGTGATGAAAAGATCAACAGTGAAGAGCAGGGGATATAATGGCTGGCGTACCTGAGGTCGAAGTACCGAGCGTCCAACCAGAAGCTGCGCCTGTCGTACCGGTGCAGGGTCCACCACCAGGTGCGTTCGGTGGTCTCGTTATCGGTGAGGGGCTTAGCAAGATCGGTGAGGCTTTGTTCGACGAAGGTCATCGCTCGTACCTGCTCGCTGCGGAGACCAAGGCGCAGGAGAAGGAGAACGACTTCCAGAAGGGCGCATTTAAGATCGCTAGTAAGTATGAGACTTTGTACAATCTAGACGCGGTGAAGGCCCACCAAAAAGCTTCGATCGACCTCGACATCCTTCGTGCTGAGATTGGTAGCACGATCCAATCAAAGCACGGCTTGTCCATCTACAGTAATAACAGCTTGCGCAATTCGAGGTTGGCTCAGGAGTTGATCGATCACCACTTCGAGCGCCAGAACAAGTCCTACCAGCTCACCCAGTTCAAGCAGGGTCAGGACATCGACACGCAGACCGTGGCGGCGCTGGCGAAGGACGGCAACCTCGAAGGCGCCAGTGATAAGATCAAAGACATGCAAGCGCGTGCAGAGGCGTTCGCCAAGTCGCACGGTCTCGACCCGGACGACGCGTCCAAGATTGCCGCCATGAAGGGCTCACACTCTTTGATTCGAACGATGTTGGACGGCAAGAACCCAATGAGCCAGGCGGCCTACAAGCAGTGGGGTGAGTACCTCGACCCAAGCTACCAGGCGATCGCGCAGAAGACCATGGCCGCGCAGAGCGTGTCATCGGAGGGCGAGGCACTGCTGGCCAACCTGCCGCGCGTGGACGCCGACAAGAAGGTCAACGCTCGTGGTATGATCGACTCCGACGAGTACAGAGCAGCTTTGGCTAAGTTACCA